GTGTTTGTTTATTATTCATAATTCCATTCCCATCTGCCTGTCATTGGATCGCATTGTGGGCAATCTAAATTTTTAAATTCAGAACTGGTGCCAGACATTTTACCGAAATCATATATTACATCATACATCTCTTTTTGCGGTTTTGGCTTGGGTGTTTCATAAACTTTCTTTGTTTCTTTAGGTTTTGACTTTTCTTTTACCTCTGGAGGCGGTTGTATTAAAGGAACTATTTGGCGCATTTTCTCAGCTTCTTTTATTGTCCACACCTTTGAAATACCCCAAGCATCAAACACAAGCTCTCTAATAGTTCTTTGATATGATTTTCCTTTATACTTAAAACAATAAGCTATGTATATTTTTGGTTTACGAATAAATGGAAGAGAAAATCTTTTAGTTCTCTTTGAGCGTAAGAAACCTTCTTTGGAAATTTCAAAAAATTCCCAACAATCTCTAAATTCCATACTGGCCACAAACTTTTCCATATTTTCAATATCTAGCACAATCCCTCCAAATCTTTTACAATTTCTTCTGTCACTTTTTTAAGATGTTCTTCACCATATAAAGGATATTTTATATTGGTCATTAGAAATGGATATTCATCAAGAGTGGTTTCTGATTCATGGTCAGAGTGCTTATCCCAATTAGGATAAGGTTCAATGCGGTACATCATTCCATTATCATTATTAACTGCTTCAAGTTCATTGTAAAAACGCACATCATCTACCAATATAACTTCTGCTGAGTCGATTGAAGGCACAGTTTCTTTCCATTTCTTAACCCAAAAGTCTTTATCAATGGTGTTTCTTACTACATCCGTGCCCCACCATTGGAGCAACTCACGCACAGTTAATGATGACTTTTGAGGAGCAATACTTATTGCTTTGGTGAAAGGCGTAATGGCTGATTGGTGGATTGTCATGGGTAAGCGTACATGATTGTTGAGAAAATTTACCACTTTGTTTTTGTCATTGTAGCACCAGATTAAAGGAAAATTGAATACACTGGCTACGGTAGTTTTTAACACGTCACCAAAAGAAAATAAAGCAGCTCTTTTCTTTTTGCCAGTATTCATTTTGTCAATAATGTGATTACAAATAGTAGTTTTACCCACACCCATCTTGCCAGAGAATCCAACGTAGATTTGCTTTTTCATAAGATATCCTTAACTTGATTTTTAGTTTTTAAGTGGTTAATCAACATTTTATCTATCTAGCTCACACAAAGGAGTTATTATGTCTAATAAGTTTGTCAGCAAAGAATCTGTTCTTCTTGGTATGGGCGATGTTTACGTAGCGCAAGCAGACCCAGCTAATTATAGCGAAATTAATCCAATACTTACTTCTGCCAATTTATTCTCCAGAATGAAAGATGTAAGAATTTATTCTAAGAAGGACCTTCATATTACCAAATCACCTGTTAATGGTATTCTATATACAGATGAAGTGCTTTTAACAGGAATAGAAATGTTTCTTGAGTTTTCAATATATGAACACAATGCCCGAACACAAGCATCTATTTTTGGTGGGAACTTAACTGATTTAACAAATGCCATGAGTTCCATAATTGCTAACCCATTGCCTTTTCGGTTTGAAGTTTGTTTCACATTTCCAATCAACAAAAAGAAAATGTGGTATGTCTTTCCAAAATGTATTTCTATTACTGATTTAGACTTTGCACCAACTGAAGCAGAAGGTTTTACAAGTAGGGGTGTTTTTCAACTTGTGCCAGCAGTCAGTAACAATGCTGTGTGGTATTCTGCTTCCACCCCTATTTTCAATGTTTACTTTTCTGATGACTAATGAATATTTACATCTTCAATAGGCACGATATAAAACTTATTGTCTTTAGGCACTAGGTAATACCTGTCATGAAACCAGGTTAGATATGGGTGCTCAAATTCTTTATAATGTTGAAAGATTATTTGAAATACTGGATTAGAGGATTGAAGGTAATAAACTAAACCTAGCATCAGCATCCTTATGTCTGGGTGGGCGTCTGAAGCACACCGCAATGAAAAAATATGAAGCCATTCTCTGAGATTGGCTTTTACGTTAATTGACGTAGCTGTGTCGTTGTTCAAAGACCCTCTAGCTTCTTGAGGTGTACATTTAGCTTCTACAATACGCCTGTTGTACATTGATGCTGCTCCAATGCACGAGTCTAAAAAGTGAAACTCTTTTATGCTAAAGCTGCCTTCTTCAGTTATGTATGGGATGTTAGGTATGATATTTTTAGCTGCTGCCCACCAAGGCATAATGTAAGGAACATTATTATACTTAACATAGCGTGTGCTTTCTTGTGCCCCTGAAATGTGTCTATGTCTAACCAATTCATGCGTTACTCCACGCGAAGTTCTAAACCGTGCAGTCATGCCCATAAACTCAACCATTGCCATGTGTTCTCTACGAATAAGCATGTTGAGTAACTCTTCTGCTGAGTCTTTGGTAATTTTTGCTTCTGACCTGTAACAAGTCCTTGCTGCCTTTTCAAAAACCAAAAGGTCTTTCTTTTGTGGTTCAGAAAAAATCTCAAAGTGAGGATACTCAAATGAAATATCAAACTTTCTTGCAACAATATCATTTAATTTTTCTAGTTCTTTCATTTTACAGCTCCATTCTCAATTTCAATAATATTATCCGCAGCTTCAATGATTTCTGGTAAATGGGAAATCAAAATAAATTGATGGCCTAGCTGCGTTAAAGTCTTTAGCATTTCAGGACATTTATCTAGTAAATTTCGGCTCACAAACTTAAATGGTTCATCAGCAATTAAAACTTTGCTGTCACCAGACAAATGCAGGAAGGCAACTCTACCAGCAAAAGAAGCTACATCAATAGGCCCACCGCCAATAGCGTCTTTAGGTTCTACCTCTAACCCATCTTTCTCAAACACGATCTTGGCCTCCATAGCATTACGCTTAACACCTGTCTGAATATTGCAGGCGTAAGGGTTAGGAAAAATATCAGCTAGTGCCATAGAAATTAAGTTTGAAATAGTGCCAATGACTTCTTGCTGTACTTGGTCAGCTTCATGCTGAAAAAACTTGCTGGCTTTGGTCAAACCATCCAGGTCTAACTTCAGTTGTTTGACTGATTTAGTTAGTGAACTGATCTGATCTTCAGTAGCTTGTTTTTGCCCCTGTAGTGCCCCTATACGGGCTTCTAGCTCTTTTAGCATAACTAACTGCCTAATAACTTTGTGGCTTGTTCTATAAGCTCTTTTATTTCATTTTCTTGTTCATCAATTTCTTCTTTATACAAAAATAACTGTTCTTTGGCTTCTTTAATGGAATTAATGTCAAAGTCTTCTTTCAATGTATTCAGAATTGATTCTTTCTGCCCTTCAAGTTTAGCTTTTTCAAGTTTAGCTTTTTCAAGTCTGGCCTCTAACGCCTGATATTGCTTTACTAAATCAGCCATTTACTGCCTCCATAACTTCAGTAATTGCGGTAATAACATGTGGTTCTAATTCATTTTTCTCTATTGCTCTATTTACTCTGTCAGCAAATTTTAAAGTTGAAACAGTAGAGTTCTTTAACGATTCTGCAAACTTATCAATTAACACTTTTTGCTTTTTGTTTTCAATTACTTCTTCTTTGAATACATCTTTTTCAATAGGAAAGGGTACTCGCATGTGTTCATTGGTCACTAAATCTGTAATATAGAAATGCGGTTGATAATCTTTTTGGTCGATAGACTTTCTCATAATTGATCCACACATAGTCAAATTTTTACTTCTGTGGTAAATGGTAAAAGGTTGATGGTTATCCCCAGCTATAATCAAGTTGAATTTATTGCTTCTGAGAAAACCTAAGGCTGGAGTGTAGTTTTCTTGGCCTTCCCACAGCTTCTCATGCACAATCATTTTGTGAACTACTAAAATATTATACACTTTATCATTCTGAATTTCAGGGGTCTCTTCACCATAACTGCAACCATAAATATGAACAGGTTGAAGAATCAAATCACCTGTTTCTTCATCGTTTGCATGAGTAAACATTTCATAAGGTTCTTTGTTAAGATGAAAAGCTAAACCAGCACTGATTAAGGATTCGTAAGGAGTGCCTTGCCAAGAAGAATGATACTGCATGTCGTGCTGACCAGCTATCATTAAAAATGTAAAACTTCCTGTCATTGACCGCCACAGGTTCAATTCTTCCATAATGAAATTTGTCACTTTGTATTTGGCATTGTGTTTATCAAAAAGATCACCAGCATGAATGATTCTTTGAATGTTATTGTCCAAACAATAATTTATCATGTACTTGAACTTCTTTTTGAATGCTTCAAAGTAGTCATCGCTTCTTGAAGAAGGTATCATGTCTGAGGCGTGTGCGTCACTGCTATAACATATCTTCATGCCTTACTCCTAAAATTCAAAGGCTTTATGTTTCTTGATTGGGGCAAATTAGAAAACTCAGATGAATAAAAACCTTGTTTTGCAAACCACTCTCTTACCAAATGCCTATGACAAAAACTACTAGATTTTTCATAGCACAACAAAACACAACCAGAATACTTTATTCCAGATTTTTTTTGCCTACCCACAATCTTGCATAAATCTGTGATTACTTCTGTCTGCTCAAGCAAATTTAAAACATCAGTTTTGTACGTATTTGTGTATTCTTGATCTGTGAGTTTTCCTCTTTTGTATAAAAACAGTAGTTCTTCGGTTGGGTATAGTTTTGGATAGCTAGCTCCTACCCAACCTTTTGGTGCGTACCTAGCTATACTTATTGGAAATATTATGCCAGGAATCTTCTGCCAATTAGCAAAATTATAAGTAAAAATCATTTTTGTTCTTCTGGATCAATAAATGCTAAATTTTTGAAACGCCATAATGTGTTTGGGTGGCAAAGAACATAATGATGCCATATTTCGGCATCTGTTCTTGGTATCATTTTTGAGCCGTACCTTTTCATCCATTTCTTCTTCAATCTTTTATTTTTCCTTTTGTACACTCTTGTAGGGATTGTTTTACAAAAATCTTCAGAAGTAAACACAGGCTTGCCCATGAATGTGTGTTCCGTCTCAACTAAACCCTGACCATTAGGATCTAAAAGTTCTACCATGTGTTCTTGCAAACCGGACATACATTGTTTTCCTTTTTAAATTGTTCAAGTTCTTTTTGTATTTTTATTATTTCTTTTAATTGAAACGCTTCTTGTTGTTTACTATCTTCATACATTTCTACCAAAGCTAAAAGTTCTGTATAATTATGTGTGTTTTCTTGGTAGTCTGGGGTAAGAGTGCTGAGTTCATTTTTTATTTTTCCACATTTTGCAGCACCAGCATAATCCTGCAAATCTTTGTCTGTGCTTGCCAATAAAAGAAGCAATGACTCTAAGGTCACATAACCTTCTTGAAGCCCTGAGAGTTCGTCTAAATGCGTTTTAAGCCGCTTCAAGAGATCACTTACAGCAGCAATATCTACCGCTTCTTTTTCCTGAGCTTCAAGTACACCATAATTATAGATAAGAGCTGTTAGTTGTTTCCAACCCTCTAAATTTTCTTCCTTATCGTTGTAAATTTCTTTTGCTTCATCAAACAACTTTTTAGCTTTATCCAAATTCTTAAAAGATACTAATTTGAGTTTGGCTTCTTTCAGTAAGGATTCATTTGCTTCTTTGGCAGCTTTTCTATCTCTTATTCTTTTATTGGTTTCCTTCAACACAGAATCAATGATTGAAATGCCTGAAAGGACATTTAACATTCTGGCAGCTTCCCCAGAAGTTGTATCAATCAAGAAAGCACCATCAGTCTGGCTTTGGATGTTGTACTCTCCAAAATTCAGTATATTTTTTATTTCATCTGGCACATCTGTTCGGAGTGCTTTGAGAATAACATCTTTTCTGCCATCAACATATTTAATGTGGTAAAAGTGTTCGGAGTTGGTCCTTTCTTTGATAACAGTGTTTCCATTATCTAATTCAAGCGTAACTCTAGTTGGTCCTTTAGAACCATCTTTCTTAAAAGCAAAACCACTTGGCCTGTTCTCAGCTACCCACTTAATAGCTCTGATGACAGAAGATTTGCCTTGGTCAGAAGCTCCACTGATAACATTCACACCTTCGGTGAGATTGATTTCAGAATATTCGTGAGCCTGAAAGTTTTCCAAAATAACTTTGGTAATCATAATAAATCATCTCGCTCTTTTACAAAAGTTGGAAATTGAAGTGAGCCATCTTTAGTTACCATTTTATATTCTACTTCAACTATTTTTGGTGGATTCTCTAAAAACCATTCTCTTTGTTGATCCGAAAAACCTGAGCCTACTTTCACAGTCACTCCATTGAAATCCACAAGCAAGGCACCAAGCATGTTCTTGTACTTGCCTGTGCCTTTCTCAACACCAACAACTTTCAAATCAACGCTATAAAAATCTTTTACCTTACACCAGGCGTTACTACGTTTGAACTCATAAGGTGCACTGACATATTTTAAAACCAAACCTTCGTACCCATTAGATAAAACGTCAATGAAGTATGAATGGAAGTCTTCAAAATCATCAAATATTACTTCATTAACAAATGTAATTTTTTCTAAAGGAGAAGATGTCACACAATCATTAAGAACTATGCTACGGCTAAATTGTGTTCTACCACCTAAGCTAGGTGAATCAAACAAAATGAATCTGAATTTTGAGTCATCCACATCTTCAAGTCTTCTGACTTGTTTCATTTGATCTTGGAAGTCTTCTCCTTCAATAATAATCTCACCATCTAAGGTAGGCATATAATCAAGTTCGCATTCTTCTTTGAGTTTTTTGGCTATCTTTAAACATTCTTCATCAAGACAGTTGAAGTTAGGGTAAAGTTTGCCTGAGCGGGAAACATACTTCATTGGGGAAACAGAAGTATCCACCCATACACGCACACCGTTAGCCTTCAACGAGCCAATGATATTGTTCCATCCACCGCACAAACTTACAAATCTATCAAGCACGTCATTGTAAGTTTTATATCTGTGTGAATATCTTACGGCGTAACTGCACAGCATTGGGCTGTGCTCTTCAATTTCAGGGAAGATTTCTTTCCATGTCTTGATAGCCACACCACAGCGTAAATCGCCATTAAGGATGCGCTTAACAACTTCAACGGTATAGCGGTCGTTGCACAGGCTGTGGAGGTAGTTAATGTCTTGATTTGATGCACCATTCTGTGAAGCCAACTTATCTAAAAATTCAAAAATATACTCAGGCTTCATTGCTTGCGTAAAATCAGCCACATCATCAAAGAATTGTTTAATATTAAATACTTTGCGATAATCGTAAGCATAAATAACAGTTTCTTTAAACCACTTGGTATTTTTATAATTTTTAATAATTTTTATTTTTTCTTTTCTGGCACTAACAGAAGCAATTTTTAAAAGTAAATCATAAACTTCTTTCATTAGTTTCTCCGGAGATAAATTCGTAGTGATCGTTAACAGCGTCTTTCATTGCGGGCATTAGTTCATCTTTAGTGTTAGCCCAAAAAGTAATAGTGCCTTTAGGTAATTGTATTATGCCATGAAATAAACCTATTTCATCATCCCATCTACACTCAGCGTTAAGCCCTCTATAACATACAACATAATTCATACCTCATCAGTATGGAATATCAGTAAAATCAAGAAGTTCACGAAAATGGTAAGATAGTTTACCTGGATCAAGCCATTCAAAAAATTTATCTAAATTCATACAAATAATATCAGTATTAATAATTGAATTTTTTCCAGGAAAATACATCAACATTTCAGGGGACACGTCTTTGTTATAACAATCACAGCAAATGTTATAAAAAGAATATGTAAAAAATATAAGTTCTTGGCGTCTATCTTTCTTAGTAATGAGAATGGGAAACTTTTCTGTTTCAGCTACTTGTGTGTAAAAATCTTCAAAAGTTTGAACAGCAGCTTTCCCTTTACACAAAGGTTTGTCAATAATGTCCATGATAGACCAGTTCTTGTACCCTGTTTTCATTTCAAATGAACAATGTTCAATCAAAACTAATCCTTCTTCTGTGGTAGCTGTAATGTCCCCTTCTTGGTTAGCAGTGTTTAGATTGCTTTTCTTGCGTTGTGTAAACTGTCCACCACTACTAGCTGTGCGAGTAAATAGATCATCACGTTCATCATAAGACCACCAAAGAGAAAGTTTACGGCACATTTTGTTTTCAAATGCACCGCCTTTGCGTTTACCTCTTCCATTACTCATCGAAAACCTCCATTCTCAAAAAACGCTTCCCAAAACAGATAACTCTTATTACCTGCGTAAAGTCCTTCAATGTTGTACATTGTTGTGAAATGTAAAAAATTATCAAAATCTAATCGGTCTTTTGTTTTGATTCTGATTTTGGGCGTGTCATGGAAAGGCAAAGTTGTAAGAACTTTATTGCGTTCTATTATTTTCTTCCCTTCTTCAGAATAAAACCTCTGTGCTAGGACACCTTTTTGGGGCGGATTCTTAATAAACTTAATAGCCGTGGCTTCCCCAAAACCTTTAATCCCAGGCACATTATCAGTCTTGCAACCAGCCCAAGCCTTAACCAAAGGCCAGTCTTTAGCTCTTATACCGTGCTGAACTTTAAACTCTTCTGCGTTGATAAAACCTTTGGCGTTAATCATGCCTTTGCAGTATGGAAGTAATTGGTAAAGATCACCATCATTGCTAAGAATAACAAATTTATTTTTATACTCTGAATTGTTCAACAAGATAGAGGCTATAAGATCATCTGACTCATAACCCCACTCACTGTAGATATTCGCAAAACCTAGTTCTTCTAAGAAACCTGGAACTTTGTGAAACAAGTCATAAGAAATTTCATCCATTCTTATTTCTTCTTTTGTTTTCTCTTTCTCCCTTCTATTCTGTTTATAGGCAGGAAAGATTTCTTTGCGCTTATTACCGCCCGAATCAAAACAGAAAATAAATTTGGTAGTTTTGCGTTCAGCAGCAAAGGCTTTTAACGACCAAAAGAAACCAAACAAGATACCATTTTCAATATCTGTTTTATTTGTTTCTAAATCTAAAAGATAACGTGATCGAAATAAAAGCCATGAACTGTCCACGACTAAAATTTCACTCATCTTTTTTTCCTTTTTCTTTGAACATTAAAAGCTTCTTGAATTTCGTTCCAAAGCATAATTGTTTCTTGTCTTAAATCGTCTTCTAAATCCCCTTCTTCAACCATACTAATAGCTTTGTTGATGGTTGCGCCTAAATCTTTTTCACCAATTAAAAAACGTGAATCTTTTTTATTCTCTTTTAGAAACAAAAGATTACCTCGAACATCATCAACGCCATAACCGAAAATTACGTAAATATCAGCTTTGCGAAATGGATTGTCTAAGCTGTTTTTACGGCAAGTAACTTGTGTTTTAATACCAATAATAGAAGTTTGATCTACTCCTCTGATCTTTTTCTTAACCTCAATTTTGCTGCCTTGAAATGTGGGTTGGCAGAATAAACGTAGGCTGGAATAGAAAGGAACTGCATTACCACCAGGTGTAACTTTGGTGTTGTTGTTACCTGTGCGAATCTGATTTGTGCAAGCTAAAAGTACGTTTCTTTCATGCAGTAACAAACAATGTTTTCTTAGCTCTTGGCTAAATTCTTTTGCTCTTCTCATGCCCATCTTATCTTCTGATTCCATTTCCATATCAGTAGATAAAGCAGCAAGACTGTCACCAGCAAAGACATTAGGAAGTTCTGGGTTAGTTTCCCATTCATTCAATAAAGCAAACAACTCTGTAACTGTCTTTGGTCTGAAGTAATCTTCATCGTAAATAGTTGCACCTGTGATCTGTGCGTATTCTTTATCTAATCTGGCTTCTGGGTCTGCAAAGCGCGTTGCCCCTCCCATTGCCTGGACACTGGCACAGAGTTCTGTAAGAATCCCTGTTTTCCCAGAGCCAGAGTCACCCGCAATCTCAACTAAAATGCCTGTAGGAATACCACCTGTTTCAACTCTTCCACCAGAAATAGCCAAGTCTAAGACTGTGCTGCCTGTGCTTATAACATGCTTCCAATTAGGCTTTGTGGGGTTAAAACCTTCGTTTATTTCTTCAAGCTCTTCTTTCTTTTTCTTGGCCATGTATTTGTCCTTACTAATAATTTAGGAAAGGAGGGCTGTTACACCCTCCTCATTTTAATTTACTTCTTGCGTAAACGTCCTACTGGTTTCTTAATTTTACGTTTAGGTTCTGGCTCTGGTTCAGGCTCTTCCTCGTCCTCTTCTTCCTCGTCTTCTTCTTCCTCGTCTTCCCAAGGAACATCCTCTTCGTCTTCTTCTTCGTCCTCGTACTCTTCTTCCTCTTCTTCGGGTTCAGGCTCAACTACCTTTGCTTTCTTTTTGGTTTTCTTGGCAGCTTGAATAAATTGTTCTTCAACTTCATCGGCATTATCTTCAGAAGCGTTTTCTTCTACATCCCCACGCAGCGTATCAGCTACTTTTCTCAATTCTTCATAGGTAGGAATATGGATGATTTCGTCCAAAGTGTGTGCTTCTTCAAGTTGTTCATCAGGAACTTCTGTGTCACGATCAACAAAGCGATGCCCGATATAACTCTTATTCCTTGCTCCTTGACTTTCAATAGTCCAGCTAATTGACTTACCAATGTCTGGATCTTGGAAAGGCAGAAAACCACCACCTTTTGGATTCTTGGCCAACTGCGCCAAATGCTGCTCCATAAACCAATGTGCCACGTTCCAAATTTGAACACCTTTCTGTTCTTCTTCAAGAGAATCAAGACAGACAATGTTGTAAAGCACTCTACGTTTTGGTTGCAAGGCTTTGATTTCTTTTTCGCTAAAACCTTCTTTGCGCATTTCGCGTTGAAGGTCGCAAAGAGGGCAGGGCTTCTTGTAGTTTTTCAATAAACACACATGACTTGTGCTACTAGGGCCAACACGTTGGTGCACCCACAAATCAAGCATATGCGTAGCATAGCCTTCTTGTTGGTTAGGATTTGTTTCACCCGCAATGTAAGGGATAATGTTTATTAAATGCTCGCCATCTTTTGGAAACCATTTTTGAATTTTTAATCCTTTCTTAAAAAAGTCTTCACTTTCACCGAAAGAATCTTTAGTTTCATAGGAACGTTGAGCAGCTTCTACCAGCCCTTTCTTAAACATTGCACGTTTACTAGACGTTTTTTTCTTCATTATAAATTCTCCTTAAAGATTTTAAAACACCTGTAGTCAGGCCAGCACCTAAACATAATGAGCCATAATAAATACCAACAAGAAATAAAATTACATAACCACCCAATTTAAGAATTTCCATAGTTTATCCTCTGGCTTCTTTCTTCACCATAATAGTGTTGGTGCATACAGTACACCTAGCCTTTTCACCTCCTGCGCATAAATTGTGAAGTCTCTTCTTAAAACCATATAATCTGTCTTGAAATTCATGGGTACAAGTGCACTCCTTTATATATGTTCCATACTTCATAAAAACTCCTATTCCACTTTTTTCCGTTTAATAATCTTTTTAACTCTCTTAACTTTGTTTATTTTATCAGTTATTTCCTTGTTTTTCTCGGAAGACGCTTGTTTAACTACAACTTCTTCTGCGTTTTCGGCCATTTTAGCTTGTGTACTTTGAACATAGTAGTCGTTCAAGTAAAGGTTGATTAAGTTTTTTAAGTCATTGCCTCTGGCCAAGACTTCTTCTTTTTTGAGAATAGCAGCATACTTTCTGCTTTCTGCTTTTGACAGGTCTTCCATGATCTCTTGGACAGCTACGGTAATGGCAGCGGTGATCGCACTTTCAGTTACCTTTGCCAGCCCATACTTTTCTGGTTCATTACGAATCATCAAATCAAGTTCTGCTTTTTTGGTGGCCAGTTCAACACTCAATTCATTGAAAGACTCCACAGCTTCAATACATTCTTCAACAACCTTGGCCATTAATTTGTTTTGTTTGATACACTCTTCATCCAAAGCAAACTTATCTATCATAAATACCTCCTTTAGAACGGTAAATTATACACCGAAAAACAACTATAGGTTAGACCTGCTCTTTTTGTGTTATAATAATTTTCACCAAAGCACTCCATAACAGCAATGGCTCTTGTTACCTTTTTTTCTGATTTTTCTCTCAAAGCTACAGTATTGAAATAGCTAAGCACAAAGTATCTTACACTCTCAGGTTCATCTTTTATGCCGGATAATATTGATTGATACTGTTTCCAGGTAGTTTGCGAGTCTACCAGCATACGGCACAGGTCAATAATTTCCTTAGCTCCTTCCCCACCATCAGAATCAATAATTGATAAAGCTATTTCTTCGTCTTCAATTTCAATGACATTATCTAAAAGTGTTAATGCTCTTCTTGGGCTACCTTCTGCATATTTTACCACGGCACTTATGACTTTTTTAGGAAGTTTTACTTCTTCATTATCAAGCACCCATTCAATTAACACTTTCATTTCTTCGTTATTAAGCAGTTTCATTTGAAATATGTTGCAGCGTGTTTTGATGGTCTTCAAAATCTTCTGTGGATCAGTAGTAGCTAGAATGATGATTACATGCTTTGGGCAATCTTCTAACCATTTAAGCAGTCCTTGCATAGCCGATTGGCTTGCTCCTTGAATTTCATCAATTACATAAATCTTAAATTTAGATTGTAACGGTTTGTAACGTGACTTGTCTTGAAGTTCCCTTACAGTATCAATCCCACCAAAGGAAGAAAAATCTAGTTCTTTGTAATCTTGATTCGCTACCCCAAGAACATTCTTAATAATTCTTGCCACAGTAGTTTTGCCTGTGCCACTAGGACCATGCAGCAGAATAGCGTTAGGTATGCCTGCTTCTCTTTCAAATAATTTACTTATGCTTTCAACAACCGCCTCATTGCCAACAATCTCGTCCCAGTTCTCTGGTCTGTAAACTGTGTAAAGACTTCTACTCATTCTTTGCTCCATACTACACAATTATGTAGAGGTTTTAGGTCATCGGTGCCAGAATAACATTTCAATTCTTTGTTAGTAATCAGGCAAGAAAACCGTGTCCCGAATCTTTCGATTCCTAAGAATTTACAAGAAGATGCTTTATCGTGTGTGTTTAAAGAACACGTCTTCTTGCCTGTAGTTGTTTTAAATCTGGCAATGTTTGTTAAAACATTATCACCATTCATGTTTTACCCACATTTCGTAAAGCTACACGATGGACAGTTAAAGCAACCTTCTTGGAATACCAGATAGTTGCCACAATCAGGGCAAGTTGGAGTAACCAAATCTGTTTGTTCTTCAACCTTTTCATTTTCCTTTTTCAAATACACTTTTTCTAGAACTGCGCCAATGGCATCTGGTATTGATAATAGCATACCTTTCTTCTGAAATACAGGATGTTCACCACCAATACCTTTTAATTGTTCCACCACGGCCCTTACAGGTATTCCATACCTCAATGATAAAGATACCAGTCTGCCTATGGCTTCTGCTTTGGCTGTGATCGAACGCCCTGACCTGCCAATGGTAGCAAAGACTTCAAAAGGTTTTCCATCAATTTCATTAATGGTGAGATAAAGTTCACCAAGACCAGTTTTTACTTTCTTCGTGAAGCCATAAACTGTGTTGGGCCTTTTAACTGGAAAAGATGATTTATTTATTTTTTCAGCAATCTTTTCTTGCAAGATTTTAGAACTTTTTTCTTTCCATTCTTTTACAAGTTCTTTTGCTTCTTCTTCAGTTATTGGAGAAACTTCTACTTCAACTTCTTCTTCTTCTGGTTTTTCTTCTTCAGCACCATCGCCAGTGTAAAGAAATTGCACGTTCTTACAGCCATCACGGTACACTGTAACACCTTTACAGCCTGTGGTGTAGGCTAACCAATAAATATCAAAGATGTCTCGCTCTGTGGCCGAATTAGGCAAGTTTACAGTCTTTGAAATTGCATTATCTACATACTCTTGAAAAGCAGCTTGCATCAGCAAATGACTTTCAGGATCAATTTCCATAGCCGTAACAAACACATCTTTTATACTCTTTGGCATATTAGGAATGTTTTTAAGTGATCCTTCTTTGGTCACCTGTGCCATAATTTTATCTGTATACAAACCTTCCTTCTTCAAAGCTTGCTTAAACAATTCATTTACCTCAGGAAGTTTATCGCCTGTAGCTGTAATTCTATAAAAGGAAAGAGCAAATAACGGCTCAATACCTGAAGAACAGTTTGCAATGATTGAGAGGGTGCCTGTAGGGGCTACAGTGGTCAGTGTAGCATTACGCCTTGCGCCTGAATTAGCATAAATAGAAGTTGAATATGATGGGAAATTGCCTCTACGTTTGGCCAATTCTTCAGATGTTGCTTCTGCAATATCTGAAACAAATTTCATTACAGTTTTCCCTAATTCAATAGCTCTTTGCGAGTTGTAAGGAATACCAAGTTTGAAAAGCATGTCTGCCCAACCCATAACACCTAAACCAATCTTTCTGTTTTTACGCACAGTTTCTGCGATTATTTCTAATGGGTAGTTTGAAGCATCAATAACATTATCCAAAAACTTTGTGCTCATTTTAATAATTGTTTGTAAACGATTCCAATCAACGGTTTTGCCTTCTGTGACAAAGTTACCTAAATTGATGGAACCAAGGTTGCAGGCTTCGTATGGCAATAAAGGAAGCTCGGAACACGGGTTCGTGCTTTCTATTTCACCTTGATCTGGATTAGGGTTATCTCGATTTATTCTATCAATAAAAATGATGCCTGGGTCACCACTTTGCCACGCTTTCTTTACCAATATGTCAAAAACTTCTTTGGCATTCAGCCAGCCTGTAATGGCTTGGGTGTGTGGAGCTATTAAAGGATAATCTTCCCTTTTCTCTACTTTCTCCATAAAATCTTCAGTCAAAGCCACTGACAAGTTGAAGTTGGCTAAACGCCCTTCTTCTTCCTTGGCGTGGATGAACTCAAGAATGTCTGGATGATCTATGCGTAAGATACCCATATTGGCACCTCTACGCTTACCGCCTTGCTTTACCTGTTCGGTAGCTGCATCAAAAATACTGAGAAAAGACAAAGGGCCACTTGCAACACCACCAGTAGATCCTACGATGCTATTTTTAGGTCGCAGGCGGCTAAAACTAGCCCCTGTGCCCCCGCCCGCTTTGTGAATTAATGCGGCGTCTTTTATAGATTGAAAAATGCCTTCCATAGTATCAGGTACAGGCAAAACATAACACGCCATGTAACCTAAATTGTTATTTGCGCCAGCATTCATTAGTGTTGGTGAATTAGGCAAGAAGTCAAAATCTACCATCATGTTATAAAAATACTCCGCACACTTAATGGTAAAATTTAAAACATGATTAATATCACCTTCCTTTGCATATAACAAATCTATCTTGGCAATATTCAAAGCTACACGCCAAAACAACTCTTTCGGAGTCTCACAAACATCACCATTCTTATCCCGCAAAAGATAGCGTTGTTCTAAAACTCTTAAAGCGTTTTCAGATAACACAGGTTCTTTCAGATTTTTAAAAACAGAAAATACTTTGTTCTCATCCTCTATCTGCTCGAAAGCCTGTAAAAATTCATTGCTTTTTAAATCACGGTTAATGTGCATACCTATTGCTCCTTATCTTCAATTAAAATTATTTCTTCTACAGCCTTAAATAATCTGGCTTCTTCAGCTTCTTCTTTTGTTTTAAAAACAGAACGCTTCTTTTCTTCAACATAAAACTTTTTGTTGTCTTTCTGTACCCAAATTTCTTTTTTCAATTTGAGTGTTCTAATCATCTTGTCTTTTACTTTGATTGCATACTTCAAATTTCAACTCCTTCTAAATCTGCCCATGTGCCGTTAATAGGGGATATTTCAAACTCTGCCACCATAGGAACATTAATCCATTTATACGCTTCCCGCAATTCAATCTCCATAACATTTTTAATGGTTGAAAGAACATACGCATATTCGCTTGGTTCTAAACTGCCTATAATTGAGTCGTGAATTTGGCCTCTAAGACGTGACTGCCAGCCTTCGGCTGTCTGTATGTCATCTAAGCGGTTGAAAGCCCACAGAAGGCACATAAAGGCTGTTCCTTGTATGGCTGTGTTGATGATTTCATTATGGCCTAAAGGTCCTCTTCTTCTAAAGCCAAGATAGTTTTCAACGTACTTGTGTTTATTATAAAACGCTTCAGTGTCCTTCTGCCATTTACGAAAGGTAGAAAACTTCTTCCAGAAAACATCTACAACTTCTTTGATGTGTTCTTCGTACTCTTCATATTTTCTAAATCCTCTATAACGTAAATGATCTGCCAGGTTCATATCTTTTTTAGATGCAAGTTCAGATTTTTCTATGATAATATCTGGTGCTACTTTCCATAAAGTTTTTGCGCATGAACGATAAGAAGAGCCGTAAAAGTTGGCAAAAACAAAACCATTCTTTGCATGAAACCTTACTACTTTTGCCAACTTTTTATCAATGGAGTCGTAGGTATTTTTGCTCATATCAAAAATCTCTAGTGCTAAATCTCTGTGCATATCAGTTGAAGGATCAAGAATGTAACTAATCAGTTTAGGATCTTTTGTGTAACAGGCAGCTACACGCACTTCAAGTGAGCCGTAGTCAGCTTCAAAGAGATGTTGGCCTTCAGGAGCACAGACACCTTTCCTTATATAATTCTTGGCGATAGGGTCTCTCTTAGGGATATTTTGCCAGTTGGGGGAGCCTGAAGAACTTCGAGAAGTTCTTGTAGTATGCAAATAATAAAAAGTATGAATCTTGTCATAAATTGCTTCCCGATTGATCTGCCCAAAATAAGTACCCTCAACTTTCTTGAGTTTGTTTAGTTCAAGTAACTTATCAGTCCATGAATGCTTCATTGAGATAAGAACTTCTGCATCTTTAGCTCTTGCACCTGAAGCAGTCTTCTTATCTAATTTAACACCAATTATTTCATAAAGCATTTCTTCCAAGTCACGATTGTTCCCAAACTTAAAAGTTCTGCCTGTATTCTTTCTGAAGGTTTTAGCTTCATCTGAAGATAGCAATTCAGCCTCAAGATCAGAAATTTCTTTACGAATTTTTTCGGTATTTGCTTCAAAGTAACCTTCTATTAAATTGAAACCTTCTGCCTCTGCTGTGCCTAAAGCCAGCACACCTTCTTGCTCAAGCTCAAACACACCTTTACCAAGATGTGAGTTCTTTCTTCGGTAATTTTCTTGAACTTTCCAAAGCATGTAAGTGTAATAAGTATCCTTACCATTATATTCTAACAACTCAGGTAAAGGAGCGTCTTCAATTTTGTTAAGGCTATTCCCACCACCATCAGAAACAAGATATTGCAGAATACTTTTACTGTAGTCTGGAATGCCAAAATTGATGTATGTTTGAAATTTCAGCCCTGAATATTTAGGTCTTTCGTCAATCAAATGAGACATTATTTGCGTGCAATAAGTTTTGCCTTTTTGAAATGTAGTACCAAAAAACGCTTGTGTCCAACGCTGCTCAAACTTGGCATTATGTGCAATGAGCAATTTGTTTGGATTATCTATAACTTCAACACATTTATTTGCTATTTTGTGCAAATCAGAATCATTGAAAATGTCTTTGAACATCAATGGAAAGCTATATGTTTCTACACCATCATCGTCATAAACATCATCAGAAGGTTCTTTGAAACCTAGAGTCAAACTAATAGTAACCAATTTCATTAATTCATTCTCTGGTTTCAGTCCTGTAGTCTCATAGTCAACACTCACGTACTTGGCAGTTTTAGCCCTTTCTAGCATATTAAGTATTTCATCTTTATCTAGCAGATGGCGAACGTAAGGAATGAGAACTGGTGGAAGTTCTCTTTGGTGAAGTTTTGAAATCATGCCAATTTCTTTTTCAATTATTGGCATGTAAATATCATTCTTATTTTCTTCTTTGAATATTGGCACAAAGGTAGGAAGCAGCCAACACCTATGCTTTTTCTCAGTGGTGTAAGGTATTGGGATGCCATGCCACCTACCAATAGAAGTATCAGAAAACTCTTTGGTAAGTAAAACATTTAATGCTGTTGCACCAAAAGATAAAATTACTTTTGGTTTCAGCTTTTCAATCTGGCCTAAAAGGTAAGGGGAACAGTAATCAATTTCTGATCTTGAATACTCATTTCCTTTCTTTCCTTTCTTTTTACACCGCATAACATGAACACGCCAACAATCTTTTTTCAGGCTAATGCCCATGCTCTTCAGCTTTCTATCTAAGAAAAAGTAAAACTCACCTTGGAAGTCTTTGCCTGTTGCTGTTTCGTCTTTGGTAGGGGACTCTACCAAAATGAGAATCCCTTTCCTTCCCTCCCCTGCCACTTCAAACTTGCCGTGTGCGACTTGCTCATTCAAACCACACGGCAAGCATTTGGATTTGTACGGATCAACAAATCCCAAACGCATAGCAGACATAAGTATTCCTTATTCTTCAATGTGAACGCTGATAACGTGCTTAAATTCGTCAGTAGAAAACACAATAATTGGTATTGTTGGATACAGGGTGAACTGGTTACAAGTACCAAGAATGTCTTTCAAAAAGATAGGGTTGATTTGAAATGATAAATGATCTTCTGATTTGTAAGGAATGGTTTTGGTCAACTTGCCAATGTCTTTCATAGCAGTGACTGTGATCTTATTCTTATCGTAGGTAATGGTGACTTGTTTCTCTAAAGGTGTCTTGCCTTTACACATAGGAATACAGGCGTCTAGGGCCCCTGTAAGGGCTTCAGGCAATTCAAAGTGAACAGTAGACTCGCTCTCCATTACACTCTGTATAAAACTCTCAATATCTGGGTATTCGCCACTGACTGTACGACAGCTATAAGCAGTCCCTGTTTCAGTAAAGAAATGAATCCAGCTTTTAGCAATAGCAAAAGAGTTTATTGGGTAATGAATTAATTGTTCAAGAGAGGCGGCTGGGATAAGCATTGAAGGCAAAGTTTCTTTCAGCTCAAAGAAAGAAGCTCTTACGTCATCAGCGGCCATGACATGGTTGCCATCAATGCAAACGCAAAATAAAGCATCAGCAGTTAAGTCTTTAGAAGCACAAAATTTACAGAACTCTAAACCATCTAAAAACTTGTCTGGATTTTCAAAAGAAACAATTTTTTGATTCTCAATATCAAGGCTTTTATATAGTTCAATAACCGTAGTTTCTTCTGTGGAGATAGCTAATTCTGCATCAGTAGAAGAAGATTTAATTTTGATTAGGTCTGGAGTAACTTCAACGGCGATTTCTTCTTCGCTAATGCCTTTAATGATCTTATAAAAATCATCTGCCTTTACACTGAAATTACCTTGTATGTCGGTGTACGGCGCACTGACACTAATTTGATCATTATAGGTGATGATCCTATCACCTGAAAAAATGTAATGCGATGCTTGTTCGAGCATGTCTTTCTTGGCTAGGCCAGGGTTGACTGCCTCTAGGTGATTAACCAAATTCTCCCTGTTGATTAGATTGCCTTCCAATTTAACCTTCTTCTTTTTCTTTTCCTTCAAAGGTGTAGCCATCTTTTCCTCCGATTATTGTTTTCTAACTAAGCCTTGTTTGTTAATCCTTTCTGCGTTCAATTCAGCATTCTTCTTTCTGTCTGAAGTGATACCTAATGAGTTTACCATTTCAGAAGGTTTTTTATCTGGATGTTCTAAACCTTCGTGTTCATACTTCAAAGCCATAATACCATCCATGTCACAGGCTTTAAAATAAGATACCAGTCTGTTGTAATCTTTGCCCTGACTTGTGACATGCTCATACATGGCTCGTTCTTTGTGTGGGTAAACCATCAAATCAAAATTGCCAACTAGATAAACTTTCATGTTAATCCCTTTTTAACAAGCCAAGTTTTTGAGAAGATTTCTTCCAAGCCCAAGGCCACGCAGGTACTTCTGCTTCTACATCAAGATAGAACTGATAATTGACCATATCCCTAGGTTCGTGCCTGGTTGAAACACCAACTTCCTCAATGACTTCAATGACACGTTTGCCATTTTCAGGTGGTCCCCAAGGCTTTTCATTCTCAGCACAATCATAAGGATGATCTACTGTTTTGAACTCTGACTTGCCATATTTTACATTGATAGAATCTAGGTATTCTAAAATATATTGTTGTTCCATTTCAGGCAGATTATTGAAGTGGCTTGGATTGTTTGTGATTTGTGGGCTTCTTTTAGACACGGTAATTGTGAACGGTGTTTCTCGGTGAGTGTACTTACCATCTTTTGATCTTGGTACTAAGATTACTCCATACTTAGAAAACTGCACCCAAGAAGAACTGTCAACACTGTACCAAGGCCAACGCCATAAAAGATCAACTGAAGTCAAAGCAAGACCATGAATCTTATGAGTAGGCATGTGGGAAGGCTTTGGACAGATCATTTCAAAGACTCTATTACACCACTGAATGTATTCACCTTTCTGGATGCCTTGGCCTAAACCAGAAATACAAATGTAATCAGTGAGATCCATGTACTTCTTTAACCATTTTTTATCTTCTGCGAAATGATAAACAGGGAGTGGATTGAGTTTGTGTACATCACGCAGGTATAAGAAAGTTTTGTAGGAAGTTTCAGGATCATAGATAGCATCAAAAGTTATGTAAAAATCTACGGCATCTTTAAAGGTGTGTATAAACTTGGCGTAATCATCTACGAATTGCCAGAACTCTTTTGATTTATAGTAGTCCCAATTCCAAAGATGCCTGTCCCAAATCCCTGTGCCTGAACGCACAAAATTCTCAAAAAGTGTATGTGCTCCTGAATCAATCATCAAAGAAAAGATTTTTTCCTGCATTTTATGCACGCCTTACAGTCGCAGAGTTATAGCGATCTTCAGCTACTTCAACTTTGGTTACATTAAAACCATCTTGGTTAAATTCCCAGAGCAACCAATCAGCTAAATGTTCACAAGAATTAGTCTCAAAATCATAAGTTCCAAGTTCGTCTTGTTTAAATCTAGCTGTCAGCAAGTAATATATCTTGGCGGCAAAATCATAAAACTCTATTTCCCTGTTCAAATCAGTAACTTCTAAGAACACAGAAATAAGAAAGTTATGTCTGTGGGGGTTTTGCAGATAAAGATTATCACTTTCAGGGTAACAATGACTACCTGGAACTTCCACAGATATTTTTAATTCAGTTTTCGTCTTTATATTCGACATACTCATCTCCATTTTCCAATGCTATTTCAAGCACCCAAAATTGTTTATCTCGCAAAAAGAAAAGAATATCGTACATAACTAGCCATAAAGGTTCTTTAAAATCAAAACCTTCTTTACAGTCAGATATATACTTTTCTCTCAAATAGTCTTCTATTTCCATTGCGGCTAAATGAACATCATGCCCATAACCTATAGCTGCATACAGTTCACATAGAATAAAAGGCTGTGCCAGATATTTACTATTAGCCAGTTGTTTGTGTTTTCTGTTAAAAACAGGAAAGTGTAACTTAAAACTTGATGTGCTGTAATGGCACTCCCCTTCCCAATCAATATTGGCACAAAGACTAACTTCACGGATAATATTATTAAGATTGGTCATTTCTTTTTCTTACCCACATCTTTACTGGTAGCGTTAGTAAAACGTAGACCCTCTAAAACAATCACCAAAGTATTAGGCTCTGTCTGATAGATTTTTATTTCTTGGTCAGAAGGTTCTGGTAACACATGAATAGCTTTCTGCATGACATTATTTGTTCCACGCACAGTAGAAACAATAAAAGCAGCAGAAGAAAACAACACGGCAAAAATCACAAGCAGGAAGAAGCAAATAGATCTCATTTATCCTCCGTTAATAGCATCATAACCAACACAAAGATGATTACAAAGCACAAACATTTCATTTTTTGTCTAACCAAAAACTCATAAAAGAGTCTTCGTGCAAAGGATCAACTGTGAACACGTCATAGCCAGACCTGTTCATATATTCATACATTCTCGCCCATGAATTATCAAAACCTTTAACTATCTTTAGCAAATCAATATTGAATGGTTCATCAATCTTTTTCATTATCATATCAACTGCATGGTCAACATTTTCAGGAGTGTAAAGATAGTTTGGTGGTAACACTTCTGGGAATGATCTGAAGTATGGATAAACAGGCGTACAATGGCACGTGAGGGCTTCTAACAAGGTCCACGACACAAAGTCTTGCCAAGCGCAATTAAACTGCACAGCACTCTCTAAGAGCGTCTGGTAATACTGTTGCTTGTCTTGATTTACTCGCATTTCAATGATGTCGGTTTTGCCCATACCTTCGAACACTTTTTGAATATGTTCATCGTTTGAGCCAAGGTTTTCCTTTGAAGTGGTGTAAATAAAATCAATAGTTTTATCTATGCTTTTTACTTTTGTGGCCACTTCAACAAAGAACAAAGGATTCTTTTCCCAATCCAACCTAGAGCTAAAAACTACTTGACGTTTTTTTTCTGGGAATTCAGTTGGCAGATATTTTTCTCTTACCATATCAGAGTTGTAAGGCAGACCAGCAGTAAATACATTGAGATCATTGCCAATGCCGTGTTCAAGGCACAAGTCTTTCAGCACAGTAGAAGTTACAAAAATACCAGAAAGCAGTTTGCCAATGCCTTTTTCAAAATGCCTCATCCAATGACGCATAGGATAGGTGAAATCGAAAATGTCAATCGACTGCGCATGAAGCATGGCATACATAGGAATAGGTTTGCCTGTTAAGTGGAAGGCATAAGCTAAAGCTTCGATGCCCGGGCTCCACATATCGTCAAAGTAAATAACAGAATTGAGGTGATCAAACTCATTGTTGTTATATCTTTCCAAGAAGTTCATAATCTGAGAACAGCACCAGTAACCTCTGCCATTGGCATCTAAAACAGAGCCATTATGAATGGTAGAATCTGCCCGCAAAGGTTTACCTTCAATATAAGTAAAAGGAATGTCATGGCTAGCCCATCTATGAGTCAGCCATCCATCCTCTTTAGCCGATAACTGTACTGTGTACCTTTCTTTGTACGGCTCTAAAGGAAAATAAATAATGTGCTTCTTACTCATATGCTTTCTCCTTTTTTCTTTTTAATGCTTCTCTTTCTCTTTTCTTTTCAATTATTCTCGCATGGGAAGCTATTTTTCTTTCTTTTTGTTCGGCTCTGCCTTTTGCGCTACGCCGATACTTGGCTGCTCTTTCCCTTTTACCATCTCTTTCTTTCTTTTTCCTTTCCTCCTCTTTTCTTTCTGCTATAACAGGATGGGGCATTCTGTACATTTTCTTGAAAAATTCTTTGCGTTCTTCAATCGTGTAACTATGCTTAAAATGTAGTGTGAGCAGGCGATATGGTGTTATGCAGTGCTTCATTGCAGCTAACGCCTTTCGGCACCTGAAGCTAGAATTATCGTATCCAAACTCTAAATGATTATCCACATTTTCTACGTAAACCAAAAGGTACATCATCATATCAGCAGTAACATTTTCAAGGAGAAGATATTTTTCTTCTTCTGAATATTCATCTAGTGTAGCACGTGTAAGAGTTCGATAGATAGGAGTTTTACTTAGCCGTGTTGCTCTAGTATCTTTCAAAACAGAATAGCGTAATTTGTGGTTATCCGCTTTCTTCTCTGTTCTTTTCTTCAGTGCATGAAAAGTATTCCATTCTTCCTTTTTACTTTCAAATTCTTCTTCTGCATCTTCTTGTAAATTATAGTCCTCTTCTTCCTCTTCCTCTTCTTCCTCTAACTCTATTTCTTCTTCAGACCCATCGTCTACGACATCATCTATCTCTAATACTTCATCTTCATCATCTTTTTCTTCAAAACTTTCATCATCGGCAAATTCTTCTTCAGACTCTTCTTCGTATTCATCGTCCTCATCAAAATCTGCGCTATCATCCTCTTCTTCATCAACCTCTTCTTCGATCTCTTCTGGGCTGATCTCGTTTCCATCTTCGTCAACATAGATATACTCATATTCATCGTCTTCACCCAGTTCTTCTTCATCGATGTATTCATATTCTACCTCTTCATTTTCTTGCTGTTTTTTCTTTTTCATAAAACCTCCTATGGCAAGTTAATCAAGCTGAATACTTCTGATTTAAATGATAATTCTTTGGCTACCCCAGAAACAGCAGAAGTAATCATCTTTTGATTAGGTTGCATAGCACCCCTGCAAGCTATGCAACCATGCACAGCTTTAAGAATTACCATACATCCTTTTGGTTTAACATAAGTATTGAAATTGTTTAGCACCTGGTGGCAGAGGTTTTCTTGCAGCTGAGGTCTGGCCGCGTAATGCTGGATAGCTCTGCTCATTTTACTTAAACCTACCAAACGTTCATTTGGCATATAAGCAACCCAACCCTTGCCGTAAAAAGGTAAGAAGTGGTGACTGCACATGCTTACAAATTCAATGGTGTCTGACACTATGATAGAATCATAATTATAGGTGTTTGGAAAGCTAGAATAATCTTCAAATTCTCTGTCTATGTTTTTGCAAAACTCATTAGCCCACATTCTAGCAATACGATCAGGTGTGCCATTTAGATTAGCATCTGTTAAATCTAAACCTAATCCTTCTTGTAAAGCTATGGTTAAAGCTTCTATTAGAATTCTTTCATTCATTTTATCTCCAAATACTTGTGAATCTGCACATTTAAAATCATGTTATCAAAAAACTTATTACCGAAAGTCTGTAAGAATTTGTTTACATCTACAGTCGGTTTTCCTTTATGGTCATTAATAATTGAAAGTACAAGGGTAGGTTGATGAGTAGGTGACGTGATAGTATCCCTAAGTGTTTTTTGAATTTTCTTTACAGCATCAAACTGTTTGGCGTCATTTACCAAGAATTTTACTATGTTATTGGCACTGCCTATAGTGTCATAAATGCCTATAAATGGATGATCTGTTATGTTTCCATTTTTATCATCAATCATTGGCATCTTGCAATCTACGATAAAACCGTGAACAAATCTTCTTAATTCATTAGGAATACGGTATGTGCCATTAGTTTCAACCGTTATTTGGTAGCCATAAGAATGTAAAATATGCAGCAGATCACAGAAGGCTTCAGGGTTGTTTTCATAAGCTAGAAGTGGTTCCCCTCCAGTAATGGTAATATTATTGGTCAAAGGTTTACCAAGCATATTCATCAAGTCATCAATCACTTTATGCGCTGATTTTCTGGTGTCGAGTTCAAACAATACCTGCTCATGGCCGTAGGCATCACACCACGCGCAGTCCAAGTTGCAACCAGCAAACCTTATAAAGGTGCTGATTGCCCCTTGTTTGTGGCTAGATACTTCACCATCAATCGAAATGAATAAATCATTGAGTTGTAACATTCTTCACCTTCTTTTTAGTCGTAATAACATCAAGAATCTGAAAAAATAATTCGTCGCCACGAAAACCAAGTTTTGCCAAATTATTTGTAAACGGCCAAAGGTCCTCTTTTTCGAGTCCTGCCAATTCAACTAATTCTTCATGTAGGTCTGCGCGAATATTATCTAATCCATATATAGCACCTCCACCCTGCCAAGGACCATCGTGAAGTTCAAATAGCAATTGCACGTGTTCACAGTATTCGTGACATTTTTCTTTTAATAAAGCCTTTCTTTCTTCGTCCATTTCTATCTCCTAGACGTATAATATGCTTCAAGTGTGGCTTTACGTTCAATGCTGATAAACTCTTTCATCGGCTTTATAATAAAGAATGGTTTTCTTCTTTCAAAAGAGCCTCTAGGTTTTCTCAATTTACAAACAATGAAATCTCCTGTGCGTTTAAAGCCTCCTTTCATGGCGTCTTCAAACGAAACATAATGAGGAAACCTTGGGTGCTCGTTCATTCTCTGCCTGCCAATGTAAATGTAAAAGCGTCCATAAGACCTTCTTGAGTGAGAGAAGCACAAGAAGTATCTGATTCCCACAAAGTTAATTTGTTTAAACCTTTAATCTTGCCTTTGAACATCAACTGTTCCCAAATCCAAACCAAAAGGTTTTCAGCGGTAGGATTACACAAATAATCATTCAGCACATTATGATCTAACTTATCAATAATAAGTTTGTTTACTATTTTCTTTAGATCAGCAAAATCCATAACCATTTGTGTTTCTGGATTAACTCTGTTTTTTACTTCTACTTCAAGTTTCCATTCGTGCCCATGCCAGTAACTGCACAAACTTTTATGGTCAGGTAAGAAGTGGGCAGCGGCAAACTTAAAAGTTTTTGTGATTGCAACAAAAGGAATAGGCGTATTGATGCCTGTAAAGCTGGGGGCACAATCTGGGCAAAGGCCATAGAAATTAGTAGGTAAAAAGTTAGTTTCATCCCCATTGATTAGGTGATATTCTAAAGATTTTTCTCCATATGCATACGAAGCATTCAGTTCACAACAATCACAAAACTGATAAGGATTAAAATACCGCATGTATTCATCAACAAAGTTTATTTCTTTATCTTCCTTCACCTGTGCAACTTTATTGAGGACATTAGCCAGCACTATGGTGTATGGGGCCAGACGCCAAAAATTATCAATAAAACTGCTAAATATTGGGTATTCAACTGGTATTTCATCTAAAGATAAACCAGAAGGTACATCGCTTAACATGGCCTTTCTTATTCTGTTTGAATGAATTTCTTCGCGTCTGGCCAACAAGACACGCTCTGTGAGAATGTCTTTGTGCTCAGAAAAAGAATTTACGTAATCAACCACTTCGTAAAGATAAAAATGTAAGAGGCGATTATCTACTGTCTTAAAAGCAGCAGTTAGTTTTTCTTTTAACTTTTTTTTGTCGTAATCAATTTCAAAATACTCAAGATTCATGATAACTCCTTACACTAATTTTATAAAATCAATTGGATCAGAAAGCTCAAATGAAAACCCTTGAAAGATCATTGGCCGATAATCAACCACACTCCAGGCTTCTTCTCGTTCTTCCCACTCTTCTTCAGTCACATGGTCTGGCATGTCAGTGTTGTCCCAATAACCATACTCGTAAAATGAGGTGAGTTTTAAAAAAATATCCATCCAACTTGAGCCTAAAGGCTGGTCAAGTATTGCCATTTTAAGCATGTCGCTGAAGTAAGGATAGCCAAGAACATAACCATCCCTTGGTATCACCAAGAAAGAACTGTTGTATAACTTGTCTTCAATATTTGTAATTTTTTCTTGTTGTTCTAAATACCTTGACATGCTGATAATTTGATTACTTTCAACTCGCACATACTTATTACGAAACTCAACCAATTCATTATAAATTTCGTTCAGTGTTTTATCTGATCTTAGTCCATAATAAAGTTTGATGCTCATTGGTTTTCCTTTTTAATGATAAATACAGGCGGTGCAAGGTGCCGCGCTGGTATCCTTTCCTCTATGGTAGCACAAGCAACAGCTACTGTTTTCCACTACTGCCCTTATTTCCTCCACAGCAAGTGTTTCAAGGTTTCTACTACGTGCTGCCCTAAACATCCGCAACATGAAATTACTATTC